GGGGGCATTTCTGCCCCCTTTTTTTATACAAACTCGGCGGCCGCCCGCGTGCCAGTCGACCTAGTGGCACAAGACCCCTTGAGTTCCCCACCAGGACCTGCCATACTAAGCACATGCAAAACAAACACCTTGAACACCCCGAAGATGCCATCCTCACGGGCGACCTTGATGTGCTGGACTGGTTTGTTAATCCTGGCGCTCTCAGCGTCAAGATTGATGGCGCTCCCGCTATTGTTTGGGGAACAAACCCCGCCAATGGTAAGTTCTTCGTTGGCACCAAAAGTGTCTTCAACAAAGTAAAGATTAAGATCAACCACACACACGATGAGATCAATCAAAACCACGTGGGTCGTGTCGCAGAAATTCTGCACAAGTGTCTTGATTGGTTGCCTCGCACTGAGCGTATTATCCAAGGTGACTTCATCGGGTTCGGCGGATCGGATGAATACAAACCCAACACCATCACCTATAAGTTCCCAGAGGTAATCACTGAGGAGATTATCATTGCCCCTCACACAGTGTATGAGGCAAACGATGACCTGCGCGATAGTTGGGCACTGCCACTGATGGTGAACCTGGACAGCACTGATGCCTGCCTGTTCGTGAAACCTGATGCTTACATTGCTCACAATCAAACCTCATTCGCTGATGTTGAGGAGGTGTGCAAGTTCGCCCGCCAAATGTCAACCACTTGTGAGTTCGTTGATGGTAAGCAACTGGCAGAACTGAAAAAGCAACTTAACGCTTGCATCCGCGAGCAACGCCCCGTTGAGGATGATGCCTTTGATTGTGATCCTAACCTGATTCGCTTGTGGAAACTGGTCAAGAGCATTAAGGAGGATTGCCTATTCCTGCTGCGCAATGATGGACCTGAAGCATACATCAATGGTGAGCGTATCGTTGGTGAAGGTTACGTAATGACCAATGAGTTTGGTATGTTTAAACTCGTGAATCGTGAAGTTTTCAGTTATTACAACTTCACTCTTGCAAAGACCTGGTGACAATCGCTGAGGTGGCACAGAGGCGCTTGTGGGTGCCTCTCCGTGCCCTATACTGATTCTGTTGAGAGGAACCCCAATGTTTGACGAACTGTGGCAAGAGATCCAGGACATGCCTGGTGAGATCTTCGACCTTGACATTCCCGAACTGAAGGATGATGAATCCTTCAACATGAACGACTACCTCGCTGCTGACTATGACTTCTGAGACCTTCACCTCTTTCACTCAGGATGAGATCCGTGCTCTGCTGGAACTGATTGAATTCCACGACGACTGGGATGAGGTAAGCGAGCACCTGGGCGTTGACCTTGCCCAACTCTATGATAAAGTAGCAGCACTCCAAACCTTCTGACTCACTGATGCGCTCCATCCTTCCCCTTGGTTTCCTTGCCATCTCCCTCTGGGTTGGTGGCAACGTCCTATCAGCAGGCGCTCAGATCACCAAAGCAAACGCCGACCGCCTGGCAGTGGCAATGTGTGAAATGTCACAGGACTGCCGCTAAGCACCCCACCTGACCCCTTATACTGATCTCAGTTCACAGGACACCCCATGATCGTTCAACAGATCGGCAGCAACATGACCGAGGTGATGCTGGCAGATGGCACTGAGGTCCTGATCTCATATGTGACCCCCGTCGCTGCCCGCATCCCTGGTCGGGGATGGGTCCGCACTGCCCACAAGTGGAGCGCCACCACATCAAAGCACATTAACCGCTGGTTGACCGATAAGATCGGTCGGACCGATTGTGTACCTGCTGTTGATCAGTGGGAGATCGACCAACTGATCGCCTTCTGAAGTGGCACAGGGGGGACTCTGATCCCCCACCTTGACCCCCTATACTGATTCAAGTTCAAACGAAACCAATGCGCTACGACGTGATCTGCCCCTCCGCTCCCTGGGAGAACACCACCACCGATGCGGATCGCGCCTGGGATCTGTGCCTGTCCCTCAGTGAGGAGTATGGGTACGCCCAGGTTCGCCAGAATGGCATGATCATCGGAGACTACACTGAGGGGCGCTGACCCCCTCCCCTGATCTGCTACAATTGCTCAGAACCCCCACGCCTCTGATGCTGATCCGCACTCCTCGCTTCATTGAACCGATCTTCTACGCTGCCATCGACCCCCGTGCCCGTATCCGTGATGAGGCAGCAGCAGTGAGCATCGGCAACCGCTATCTGGGCATCTACCGCACCCCTAACGGGTTTGAGGTTGCCTGGGGCATCCTAAACGCTCAAGGCGCCCTCTGACACAATGGGAACGGCAGCGCCCCAAAAAGACTCCGCCAAACAACCACACTACAAACGATTCCAATGTCCCGCGAACTTGCTCTGTCCCTCCTGCGCTCTGGCAACACTGGCGATCAGATCCTACAGATCCTGGAGACCATCAGCAACCCCGAAACCGACAATGGTATGACAATCGCTGAACCGACCCTCGATGCCCTGGAGTTCTGATCCTGACCCTGTAGACTGATCTCAGTTCACAAGCGAACCCGATGGCAACCCTGACCCTCACCCTGGACCTCTACAAGCATCAGGCACTGCTGGATGCCCTGAAGGACAGCGAGCGCAACTGGAGGGACATGCACTTTGATGCCTCCACTGGCAAGCGCCCTGGAATGTCGCCTGAGGGTGCTAAGATGATCATCGACGACCTGGTGGACCTGATCAATCAGGTCAAGTGCCAATCGGTGGACTGACCACCAGGACCTATAGGGGGCACTCCCGCCCCCTTATACTGATCTCAGTTCAAACGCCACCGCCCCCCATGTTCATCGGTTACCCCATCACCACTCACGGCAGCACCGCGATTGAGACCCTGACCGTCAACCCCATCACGGGTCAGGTTCAGGTCAAGTTCCTCTGGGGCGGTCGCTATACCTACAAAGGCATCTCCCGCCGCGCGATCCTGGACCTGATGGCAAACACCGACTGCTCGCTCGGTCAGTGGGTCAACCGCCACTGCCTCCAACGCCACATCACTGTGACGCCTGGTCTGCTGATGAACTGATCTGCTACAATACTCACAACCGCAACCGACCGATGCTGCTCACCTCTGGACAAAAGCAACGCCCCCGCCTCGCTCAGCAGGTCTACCGCTTCATGCTGGATCAGGAACCGCTGCTGGGGGCCGCGGCGATCACGGTTCACCATAAGCGCCTGACCTCTGAGGGTGTGGTGGGTTGGCAGCAGCAGGAAGACGATCTGGACTTTCTGGTTGAGGTTGAGCGGGAACTGCCCCACCTGGAATACGTCACGACGCTGATCCACGAACTGATCCACTGCCGCCAATCGCTGGAGGGCAACCACGACGACGAATCCCGTGAGGAGGAAGCATACCGCCTGGAGCAGGTCTACTCCGACCGCTACTGCGCCTGGTGCGCCGTCTGATCTGTGGTACAATTATCAAGCAACCGACAGACGCACCGATGACCTGCTCCACCTTCCCCGCCCTGATCGCTGAAATCACCAACCCTGAGAACGGCACCATCTATTGGATTGAAGCGGCATACGCTGCCAAGCAGCACGGTCTGTGGGATGACTTCCGCACCGACTACGGCACGACATCTGACTTCGGCGGGGTCGACGCTGGTGAGTTCCTGGTGTGGTTGGGGTATTGACCCCTGCCCCTCTGACCCTGTAGAATTCCAAAGCAACCGACAGGCACCCATGACCCGCTTCCCCCTCGCTATGTGCTCTGACCTTCAGACCCGCCAGATCAAGTGGATCTCACGCCATGATCAACTGAAGAACGGATCACGCCCTTCTCAGTTCGTTCACTGGGGAGTGCCTGCTACCGCCATCGCCGCCCAGTACTCTGAGGCACACCAGCGGTAAGGGGTCGCCCCCTCTACCTCAAACAAAAAAAAACGCAACCGATTCTCATGACCACCGCAACCATCGACGGCATCCAATACAAGGTCACCCGCCTTCGCCCTGCTCATGGTTCTGCCGCTAACCGTTGGACAGATCGCATCAAGGGAGGCAGCACTCGGGTCAGAACTCATGGGGGTGCAGCAGGATCTCATGGCACTCGTATGAGCAGTGCCAACTCTGCCCTGCAGGATGTGCGGTGAAACCCTCCGATGCCCCGTGCTGTTCGTGCGGGGCATTCGTGATTTGACAGTTACGGTATAACGGTATCGTGATGTCGGCGCGGCCCTGCGATATAAAAACGCAACACTACCCTAACCTACAGAGGTGACAAAACGCGAGAGATATATTAAACTCTAAAAAAATTTTCCGGTAGGATTTTCCACCCCATGAGACCCCTTTATAATATTCCGAAATCCGCAATGAGATCTAAAAATAAACCCTATTGGAATTTCTGGAAGGTAGTCTTTGCGGGATGGTTAATAAGGTATCCACGGCAGTGCTTTACGATACTCGGAGTGCCGCTGGGATTTCTGATTGTTGTGATATATAATGCGGTAGCAAAATAAGAGTTACTGAAAAAAATTCGGAAAAATTTTTTATGACCGACAAGATTTATCACATATACGCAAAGGACCAGTGCATATATCACAGTCTCTCAAAGGATAAATTTGAGGAGACCTGGGAGATGTTGCACAGGATGGTTGAGTTAATTGATGTGAAATTAAAAAAAGAAGATTTTTCTTATGAGGAACTCACAATAAACAAAGAGGCAATTTTAAATTCCTCGCATTGACAAGACCATATATAGACTGATAGAATTGAACTGAAAGTTATTCAAACTTATGGCAAAAGGATTCACTGTTAAAGCAAAGGCACCAACGCCTACTAATACACAAGAATGGGATTATGATGCAATTAAACAACGGATGCGGGGCAAGACAATTGTATTTTGTCTACCTGGAAGAGGTTGTTCATTTACATTTCTAAAGAATTTTGTACAACTCTGTTTTGATATGGTTCAGAACGGAATGAGTATTCAGATTTCACAAGATTACTCATCAATGGTTAACTTTGCACGTTGTAAGTGTCTTGGTGCAAATGTTCTCCGTGGTCCTAAGCAAGAACCTTGGGATGGTAAACTACAATATGATTATCAACTCTGGATTGATAGCGATATTGTCTTTAATACAGAAACTTTCTGGCAACTTTGCGATCTTGCACTACCTGCAGAAGGTTCTGAGCGTGAAGTTGCAGCTGGTTGGTATGCCACAGAAGATGGCCACACAACCTCTGTTGCACACTGGTTGGAAGAGGAGGAGTTCCGTCAGAATGGTGGCGTAATGAATCACGAAACCGTCGAAAGCATCTCAAAGCGTAGAAAGCCTTTCACAGTTGATTACACTGGATTTGGATGGGTTCTGATTAAGAAGGGTGTCTTTGAGAATCTTGAATACCCTTGGTTTGCTCCTAAGATGCAAGTCTTTGAATCTGGTGCAGTTCAGGATATGTGTGGTGAGGATGTTTCATTCTGCCTTGATGCAAAGGATGCAGGTTTCGAAATCTGGTGTGATCCTCGCATTCGTGTGGGGCACGAGAAAACACGAGTTATCTGATGTATGTTTAACGTCTTATACAAGGGGCGTAAAATTTTTCAAAACCTCTCATATGAAGAATGTGTGGAGGTTTTAGAAAATCTCTCTCAGGAATACTATGAGAGTGGTGAATATGATCCTAAAGAAATTGAATTGGAGGAAATTTAAAAATGGCAGTTAAAACGAAAAAGTCTTCAAATACTCTTATTGAACCAAAACCCAAAAAATCTCGTCAAGGAATGGGTAAACATACTAAATATTCATCAAGCAGTCGCAATTCTGCAAAAAAACGCTATCGTGGACAAGGAAAATGAACGAAGAGGAACTTACAGTAGAACCTAAAGTTTTTGGATGGGTATCTGGATTACCCACAAGACTTCAAGAGCATCCAGATAAACCTGAAGTTTTTGAAGAGGAAGAATCTCCAACTGCAAGAGAAGCTCGTTTAGAAAGAGAAGCAATTATGGAACGTATGGCAGCAGTCGCAGCAGCAGAAGCAGCACTGGCAGCAGGAGAACTTACAGTTGAAGAATGAGTAATATAAAAGAAATAGCATAGATAGAGCAGGAAGAAATTCCTGCTTTTTTAGTATTAATTTATGGCATATCTAAATCATAATCTTCCGACAATTACTTGTTATATTCGTAATGAATTTCTTTATAATCATAAAAAAGGTCATGGTGAGGTAACTTTATGTGATGTCCACTCCGTAGCATCCTTAGAGAAGCACGTACCACTCTTTGAGGCGTTTCTCGAGAATGGGGTGAACTGGACTCGTAGACCAATACATGCGTTTTGTTGGAAACCTGATGCGCCAGTACCCGAATTAGAAGAGTGTATGTGGTGGGATTGTTTTTCCCCTTATGTTGATATTCAAGTTCGTTCAAGACTTGCTAACTTACGTGCTGAATTGATCAATTATCGTGGAGAAAAGAATGAAGGAACTTACATGTTCACTCTTGATTGGTCATGGGAGTCTAAATCTACACTGAATACTAATTTTAGTGAAACCCCAGAGCATAAATGTGCTCATTTTTTCAAGATGGATAATGGAAACTTCTATGCATATCCTAATAATAAGATATTATGGTACGATGATGCATGGACTAAGAATAGAATTACCAAAAATCCAGGGTATGAAATAGATTTAACCGAATATTCCGTCGAAAATCGTCGAAAAATTGAAACATCCGACGATTTTATGTACGAAATTACAAAAATTCGGGATAGCAACCCCGTAAAAAGTTCTGATTTTAACGAATCAGGAGAACAAAATGGATCAAAAAATGCTTAGAGAAATTGCAAATGATGATTTAACCCCTAAAGCACATGATTTTTTCCATCAAAATGAAATTCATGAAAAAATTCGCAATGATGAAGACTATGATGATTGGGAATATGGAACTGAGCCAATATTTGGTTCAAAATCCTGATAAATACAATTACTATGTGACATAATTTAATGCCAATAGAAAGGATTAGTAAAGAATTTGTAGACGTAAGTCTTACTATAAAAGTTAATCCTGTGAATTTTGATATTCTAATATTAAAGAATGAAACCGCTATTGCGAGAGCAATTAGAAATCTTGTTTTAACCTATCCCGGAGAAAGGTTATTTAATGCAAACTTAGGATCTAGGATTTCAAGATCATTATTTGAAAATATAGATCCTATAAGTGCAAACAGTATTAAAAATGAAATTGAATATACAATAAGAACATACGAACCAAGAGTTGAATTAACTGAAGTAATTGTAGATCCTGATTATGATGCTAATAACTTCAATGTGACTATAATTTATAATATCATAGGAGTTGATGTTCCTACTCAAAAATTATCATTCGCATTACAGCCAACGAGATAAATGGCATTAGTAAACTTCACAAATTTAGACTTTGACCAGATTAGAACCTCAATAAAAGATTATTTAAGAACAAACAGTAATTTTACTGATTATGATTTTGAAGGTTCTAGTTTATCGCATATCATAGATATTCTTGCGTATAATACATACATCTCCTCATACAATGCTAATATGATTAGCAATGAGGTGTTTATTGATAGTGCGACGTTAAGAGAAAATGTCGTATCTCTCGCAAGAAATATTGGATATCTTCCAAGGTCAAAAACAGCATCATCTACGACGATTAACTTTTTTGTTGATCTAAGTGATGTGGCATCGGGAGATAATCCAGTCAATACCAATGAAGATCCAAATGAAGCAAGAACAGTTACTCTAAAGAGAGGTGTAGTTTGTAGTTCTTCTCAATCTTTTGGATCCGAATCCTACATATTTTCAACCTTGAGTGACATTACTGTTCCAGTTATTAATAATATTGCAACATTTAATAATGTTCCCATATATGAAGGAAATTATATAGAGCAAGAATTTACAATAAATCCATTTACACCCAATCCACCACAAAGATATATTCTAGATAACTCTAATATTGATTATAAAACAATCACCGTAAAGGTGAAAAACAGTGTAAGAGATACATTTGAATCTGAATATAAATTCGCAGATAGTTTATTCTCAATTGATGAAAATTCAAGGGTTTTCTTTTTACAAGAAGTTCCGGATGAAAAGTATGAACTATTATTTGGAGATGGTGTTTTCGGTAAGAAATTAGAAACTGATAATATTATTAAAGTATCTTATTTAATCACTAATGGCAGTGTTGCTGATAGAATATCATCATTTACCTTTAATGGAATTCTATTCTTCAACTCAAACGAAGCTAATGTACGTACAAGAGGTATATCATTAATTACAGCAAATAGTCCATCTTCTGGTGGTAGAGAAATTGAAGATGTTAATTCAATAAGATCTTATGCACCTCAAAACTATTCTGCTCAAAATAGAGCTGTTACTGCAAATGATTTTAGAGCTTTGGTTCCCAAATTATATCCAGAAATAGAAACACTGTCTGTTTATGGTGGTGAAGATTTGGACCCACCAGTTTTTGGAAAAGTTTTTATTGCTTTAAAACCAAAAAATAACGTTTTTCTATCAAATACCGCAAAAGAGATATTAAAAAAGAAAATAAAATCTTATACAGTTGCTGGAATTAGACCAGAAATTATAGATTTAAAATATCTTTACATTGAAATTGAGAGTGATGTTTACTACGACACAAATTTTACAAGTAAACCAAATGATGTTTTGACAAAGATCTTGAGAAATATTGAGAATTACTCAAAATCATCAGATTTAAACAAATATGGTTCAAGATTTAGATATAGCAATATTACTAGGTTGATTGATAATAGTGATAGATCCATAACCTCTAACATAACCTCAGTCAGAATTAGAAGAGATCTTAGGGCATCTCTGAATACACTTGCCGAATATGAAATTTGTTTTGGAAATAGTTTTCATGTTAGAAATCAAAATGGATATAATATAAGATCTTCGGGATTTAATATTGATGGCACTGCGGAAACTGTATATTTGGCCGATGCTCCAAATGATGACCTTGAAAAAGGTTCGATTTTTGTGTTCCGATTAGAATCGAATGGAATACCAGTAATTGTCAAACCATCGGCGGGGACTATTGATTATGTTAAAGGAGAGATAATTTTAAATCCATTAAATATAACAGGAACAAAAATATTCAGGGGGGATAACCTAATAGAAATCTCGGCACTTCCGGATTCAAATGATATTATAGGGTTGACTGATTTATATTTACAACTCGACTCAAGTAATGCGACGATAACAATGTTTGAGGACAGAATAATATCTGGATCTGATACTTCCGGAACTAGTTTTATCAAAAATTCAAGTTATTTAGATGAAGATTTAATAAGAAAATAAAATGCAAAACACAAGAATTAAACTTTCCACAGTACTTGAGAACCTGCTCCCAGGTTTTATAAAAGAATCTTTTCCTCTTGTAGAAGAATTTTTTAAAGAATATTACAATTCTTTAGAGGGTAGAGGATTAACTCTTGATGTTTTGCAGAACATAGATCAGTATCTAAAAATAGACAATATTTCAAATCTTGATGAGGATATATTATTAGAACAAGAATTGTCAGTTTTTGAGACTGATATTACAGTATCTGGCGGATTTAAACTACCAAATACTTATGGGGTTATTCAAATTGATGATGAAATAATTTTATACAAATCAAAAAAATACAATATTGGTACTAATACACATACCCTAAAGGATTGTTATAGGGGTTTTAGTGGGATAACAAGTTTTAGGGAAGATACCAAGGATGATTATCTTGAATTTAAATCCTCACAAATAGACTCACACAATATTAATTCGCAAGTTAAAAATCTATCAAACTCAATTCTTTCCGAATTCTTTAAGAAGGTTAAAATTCAGTTTGCTCCAGGATTTGAAAATGAATCTTTATATAAAGATTTGGATCAAAATTTGTTCATAAAACAAATAAGAGATTTTTATACAACTAAAGGAACAGATGAGTCCTTTAGAATTTTATTTAAAGCGTTGTATAATGAAAAAGTTGAAATAATTAAACCCCAAGATTTTCTTCTTATTCCATCAAATTCAGAATATAGAATATCTAAGAATTTTGTAGTAGAGGAGATATCTGGGGATATTACAAAGATAGAAGGAAGAACAATCTATCAAGAAAAAACAGAAATATCAGATGTTGCTTCAGCAGTTGTAAATAGAGTTCAATTAATAGAAAGAAACGGCAAGAAATTTTATATCCTTAGTGTCGATTTTGATTATGATAGGGATATTAATGTAAGGGGAACTACATTTGGTTCATTTATAATTGGACCAAAAACTACCATTACGAAAACAGTAAACCTTGGGGATTTTAATATTTGCGTTGACTCTACTGTTGGTTTTCCAAAAACACCTTCAGAACTTCTCGTTAAGATAGATGAAAATATAAGTTACACCACTTTTTATGGACTTACAAATAATAATCAATTTTTATCAACAACTCCTTTCCCATCGGTTTTAAATCCTGGAACAGAAGTATATTATAATAAGTTTTGTAAGTCATCATATCTTGACGATGATGATAATGAGAATGAAGTATTGTTTAGAATAACTGGAGTTTTGAGTGACCTTGAAATTGGAGAAACTTTCAACTTAATTGAAAATTCTTCAGTTCAATTTAAAACTCTAGGAAAATCTGAAGAAGATAACTTTTTAGCTAATAATTGGATTTTTAATCTACCAGTATTATATGATATAAAATCTATAACATTGAGCAATGTCTCTTCTGGTACATATGTCTATAATGTAGAAGTATACAATAAAAATATTTTAAAAACTGGAGATTTGATAACTTTAATTTCATCAACTCCGACAACATATAACATAGATTTACCAATAACAGTTAATGGTGATTATACATTTATATTTTCTTACTCTCCAGAAGAAGGTGAACCACCACTAAATTTAAACCTAACATATAAAGTAAGAAGAAATATTAAAAATTTCAAATATTTTGTAGATTCTTTGGCAACAATTGATAATGATATTTACAACTCAGATGTTCAGAATGTATATTATGGAAAAAATAGCGATGAAATTTATATTGCAACAAACTCTATACCAAATTATAGAAATGATTCCATCAATCCAAAAAGTTCTTTAGTTAATTTAATATTCAATTCTAGAGTAATTGAAGTTGATAATCCAATAAATTCATCATTAAAAGATAAAGTCTTAGATTTTGGATCACAAAACCCACACCCATTTATAACTGGAGATGAAATTTTCTACTCTGTTGGGTCAGATTCATTTGGAGCGGGATTAAATTTAAATCAAAATACTCCATACTACGTTAAAAAAATAAATGATACACAAATTAAAATTGCTGTATCAAGATCAAATATTAATACAGAAAGTTATTTTGATTTAAAAATTACCGAAGATTCCAATGAAGGTGCGTTTTTTGATAAAGGACATAGGATCGGAAAATTCTTACCAAGATCAATCATAGATCTGGATGGTAAGATTGTTGCTCAAGGAATTCTTGATTATAATCCAATTGTAAGAAAGATACAAAAACCAGTAAAAGATGAAAATTCATATGAGACAAAAATTGGACAAACTGGAATCTTTATAAATGGAACAGAATTAACAAACTATAAATCATCTGATAAATTTTATTACAATAAGATACAATCTATTACTCCAATCTCATCTGGAATTAATTATGATGTAATAAATTCACCCCAACTCGTAATAACAGATAGTGAGGGATCTGGCTGTCAAGCTTATCCAATAATTAGTGGTAAATTATCAGATTTTAGAGTATTACAAAATGCCTTTAATTATTTGGAAATTCCGACTATCCAAATATCTGGAGGAAATGGATCTGGCGCTGATACTAAGGTAATTTTAGAATCATACGAATACTCTGTAAATTTTGATTCTTCTCCTACTTCTGGACTAATAAATTTAACAACTGGAACAATAGGTTTTAGTACAAATCATAATTTTTATGATGGTGAGGAAGTATTTTATGAATTAAAACCAGGAGCATTTCCTATAAGTGGATTGGAGGAAAGTGCAAAATACTATGTTGGGGTGATAAGTCCACAGTCTTTGAGATTGTATTCAAATAAAACAGATTCCCTTAGAAAGTTAAATCAAGTAATATTCAGTGATTTTGGAGTTGGCACAAATTCATTAAGGTCTTCAGAATTAAAAAATAAAATAAATTCCATAACAATACTTTCTGGTGGGTCAAACTACTCAAATAAGAAAGTTTTTGTAGACCCAGTAGGAATTAATACATTTTCAAATGCTATAACTTGCCCAGATCTACATAGATTTTCAAATAATGAAAAGGTAGTATACAGAAATTTGGGATCTTCTATTTCAGGTCTTAGTACTAATATAAGTTATTTTGTTAATGTAATTGATAATTTCTCATTTTTCCTATCAACTAGCGTAAATTCTTATGCGGTAAATCTTAATAGCATTGGTGTAGGAACTCATATTTTTCAGTATGAACCAATAACTGTAAAAATTGTAGGAAAAACACAAAATAACCAGGAAGCAAATATAGATCCAATATTCAGAGGTGAAATAGAATCTGTATATGTGTACAAGAATGGTACAAAATATGGATCTAAAGAAATTGTAAATTATAAGAAACTTCCAGAATATCAATTAGTAACTGGAAATTTTGCCCAGTTAACTCCAATTATTATTAATGGTAAAATTGAAAAGGTTATAGTTAATAATCCAGGAAAGGACTATTATTCAATCCCAGATATTCAAGTTATTGGTGATGGAAACTTTGCGAAGTTGATCCCCATACTCCAAAACAATAGAATTATTGATGTTTTAATTTTAAACACAGGAAGTGGATACTCTCAATCTGCAACTTCACTAATCGTAAAATCTGCGGGAAGTGGTGCAAATTTGGGAATTAATCTTCAAGAGTGGACAATAAACGAGGTTGAAAGATACTTATCATCGTTGAATAAAGTTCAATCCGGAAATTTAACAGATTCTAGTGATTCATTCTTATCAAAAGGTTTGGTAGGTTTAAAGTATTCTCACCTATATCCACCAAGAAAACTAAGAGAAATATTAATAACTAAACAAATTGAAGGTGATCAAATTTCATATTCTAGAGATTTGGTCAGAAATAATGGGCAGGAAGTTAATTCAAATATACACTCACCAATAATTGGATGGGCATATGATGGAAATCCAATTTATGGTCCATATGGATATGAATTCAAGGATGGAAGTGGTAGAATTAAAAGAATGGTTTCTGGATATAGAAAAATACAATCATCCGAAAGACCAAACTTTCCTGATGGATTTTTCGTAGAAGATTATGAGTATATTGGGTTTGAGAAAACGCCAGATGCTGTAGCAAATTCTGATATTGTTCTAGATAAGTATAACGGTAGATTCTGCGTTACCCCAGAATATCCAAATGGAGTTTATGCATATTTCTGTACAATAGAAGAAACTGTTTTTGCTGATTTTTCGAATTATAGGAAACCACAGTTTCCGTATGTGATAGGAAATTTTTATCATTCTAAACCTATTGATTTTAATTTTGATTTTAATTCAAAGCAAAGTTTTATTGATATTAATTCAACAAATTGGATTAGAAATACATATCCCTATAATTTACAAGAATCGCATAGTAGATATGAATTTTTAGATTCTAAATTGAAAAAAGGAAATCTTTCAAAAATTATCTCCACTAAAAAGGGAGTAGTAGATAATATTGAAATTTTTTCTTCTGGAGATAATTACACCGTAGGTGATCAAGTAATATTTGACACAAATGAGGGCCCTACATCTAAAGGGGCTTCAGCGATAGTTTCTGAAGTTGAGGGAAGAGAAGTTCTTAAAGTAAATCTTGATACTGAGACTACTCTTGATAATTTAGAATTTTACTTTTTACCTAAAGCAAGCAGTGGTCCTGGAGTTGTTTTAGGAATAACTTCATTTACCCACAAATTAGTTGATCAAACTGAAGTTCTAATTTCCGGAATGAAAGATTATTTAAATAATGAAAAAGATGATTTTATTGGAAAATTAATTTCAATAAAATCAAGTCAATTGGTGTTATCTTCAGATTTAGATACAGTTTCTAATACTGGTTTACAAACTTTCATCTATGTTGTTGGAAATTTAGATTTTCCAAATATTAAAGAAAATGATATTTTTGATATTGCTGATATAGAAAAAATAAAAGTTTTAAGAGTTGATAAATCACAATCCAGATTGTGGGTACTAAGAAATTATAATGGATCTGGTGGTTTGGATAACCGTTTTAATAGTGGAACAATACTATTTGAAGATTCTTCTAAGTTTGAGTTTAGTGGATCTCTTATTCAGAATAGAGATTATAATATTCCTAGAACTCTTTATTTTAATCCCAATGAATCTTTGGGATTGGGAGTAACATTCTCATATAATCAAGAATATGGAACAACCATAACTTTTTCAAATCCAGGAGTTGGAGATACTCAAATTTTTGTAAGAACTCAACAAATATATTTGCCAAATCATGGATTATCAAATGGAACAAGGTTAATTTATTCATCCGAGGGATCAAATCCAATATCAATTTCAACTGACGGAGTTTCTTCTGGTCAACTTTTGGATAAAACTTTGGTTTATACAACTGTTTTCAATCCAAACTTTATTGGAATATCAACAGTTCCCGTTGGAATATCTACATTAACTGGATTATATCAAAGTCCAAATTCTAGTGTTGGATTATTGTATTTTACAAATCCTGGAACCGGAAATGTTCACAGTTTTACGGCAAATAGTTTTGCCAAAAACAAAGGTAATATTTCAAACAATATTATAAAGGTAACACTAAAGGAAGAGCATAATTTAAATAAATTTGATTCTATTAGATTAGAAATATTCTCCGGTATAGGAGTAACTCATAAAGCGTATTACAATAACGCAAACAGAAGAATTGTATTTAATAAAAAATCTTTCACATCTTCAAATGTTTCTGTTGAAAATAATTTAATTAACATCGTTAATCATGGATACTATAGTGGACAAAAAGTAATATACAAATCTTCAACTCCAGGTAATTTTACTGACGATAAAATTTATTATGTTTTTGTATCGGACTTTGATAATATTGGACTCTCCCAAAATTATTCAGATTCAATTTCATTTATACCAAATTTGATTAATATAACTTCCGCTGTGGGTGGTGAGTTATATTCAATAAATCCAAAAATTGAAGTTGAAAGAAATCAAACAGTAACTTTTGATCTTTCAGATAGTTCATTGGCATTTACTAGAAATGGTGAATCATATCCAGCATTTAAATTGAATTTCTACAAAGATAATAATTTTTCAGATTTATTAGAAAGCACTGAAGGATTTAAAGGTTATAATATTTCTGGATTCGGAACTGTTGGAATAACAAGTACATCTAATGTATCTTTTACAATAAACGATCTTTGGCCAGAAACTGTTTATTATAAGTTTGATATTGACAATGTAAGTATTATTCCAGATCAAAAAAGAGGATTAGTTGTTGATAATGAAGTAGTCGGATTCAATCAATTATCAATTCTAAAAAACAAATATAGTGATTCATATAGTATCATTGGAATTGCCACCACATCCTTTAATATTTCATCCAAACAAATTTCAAAACCATTTGAATATAATGAAAACAATTCTTCAATAAAATATTATTTAAGATCAATTTCAGATTCTGGAAAAATATCATCTATAACAATAAAGGACAGAGGTTTAGGTTATAAGTCCTTACCAGGAATATCATCTGTTAGTTCAAAAAATGATGAAATCAGAATTACACCAATTTTGTTTAGTTCAAGTAAATCAATTGGTGAAGTTAATAAAATAGACATTAAAAATATAGGATCTGATTTTTACTGCGATAATAGTTTAAGACCTACAGCAAAACTTCCTGAATTACTAAAACTAGAACCTTTTAGTTCTTTTGATAAAATTGATGTAACTTATTCCGGTAAAAATTACATATTACCACCAAAGTTAATTGTTTTTGATGGATTAACTGATGAATTGGCAGAAGAGGTTAGTTTAGAATATAATCTTGAAGATTCTACTGTCAATATTCTAAAAAATAGTAATGGTTTATATAACAAAACACCAAGAATAGTTCCAACAAGTAATACCAATGGCGTAAGTATAAAAAATATTTCTTATAATCCTTCAAACAGTGATGTTACCGTATTTTTAAATGTAGGATTTTCCCTTAATTCTAATCCATTCCCATTTGGAGTTGGAGATAAAATTTTAATAGAGAATGTAAGTGTTGGTATAGGAACAGAGAATTCTTTAGGTGAATTTGAATTTATTCAAACTGGTAAAGGGTATGATTCGAAAGAATATAACTATGATTTATTCACAATAAAGAGTGTTGACGAAAATTATGGTGGAACAGGGTCAGTCACCTTTAACATCAAAAATTTCTTGAAAAATAGCGAAGTTCCTGGAACTTTTAACGATGAATTTTCACAATCAGCAATTGTTGTTCCGGAAAAATATTTCCCAGTTTTTGATATAAAACTCAAAAAGAATTCCTATATTTTAGGAGAAACTGTAGAAACTGAGTCTTCAAGTGGAGTTGTTGAGAACTGGGATCCAGTAAATGAAATTCTAACAGTATCTACAATAGATACTTTTAAGGAAAATCAAATTATCACCGGAAATACAACATCATCTACAGCAACCATAACAAGAGTTACCAGTTTTGATGTAACATACGTAGTTGGTTCTTCTGCAGTTGTCAATGAAAAGTGGCAAAATGAAAGTGGATTCTTAAATAATTCTTTCCAAAAAACTCCCGATAATGATTATTATCAATATTTTTCATACTCATTGAAAAGTAAAAAGCAATTTGCTGAGTGGGAAAGTTCTGTAAGTAAGTTAAATCATATTGCCGGATTTAAAAAATTTGCTGATTTATCTGTAGAATCTGAACTTGAAACTGCAGATCGTATTGTTCCAGACTTACCATTAGTTTCCGAATTTTCTGTAGTTTCCGATTTTATCGAATTTATTGATCTAAATTGTTATAACTATTTTGACATTGTTTCCGAAAATACATACTTACTTTCAAATATTATAGTTTCCGATGAAGTAACATTCGAAAATAATGAAATTCAAGATTACATAGAATCTATAGGAAACAGAGTTCTTTTAATAGATGATATAAGCCCACAATTCAATAATAGTCCAAGAAGTACTCCATACAGTATTGTTGATACATTTGATATTTTATCAACAAACTATAAAAAATATTTTGCATATGTTAAAGATAAAAGATTTGGGGTAGATAGACAATTCTCAATCATATCTTTAATTAATGATGACAATTCTGGATTTGTAAATGAGTATGGAACTGTAGACTCTTATTATCAACTCGGAAGTTTTGATTTTTCAGTCTCCGAAGAAATTGGAAATTTGGAATTTTATCCAGTAAACTTCCAAGCAAATGACTTTGATGTATCTCTAGTATCATTTGATTTACTTAGCGATTCTATAGGTATTTCCACACAAAATATAGGAAACATAGCATCAATAATATCAAATACAAAACAAGTTTCTGCTGGAATAGGAACAACTACAGTTTCTATTGTTGGAATTTCATCAACCAATAGAACTTCAAAAATACTTATTTCTCTAAAGTCTGATGATGAAACTTTAGTTGAATGTAATGAATTAACCATCATGGTAGATAATGTCTATAATCCTATTATTTTGGATTATGGTCATCTATCTAATAATAATTCAGCATCAATTTTGAATACCGGAAGTTATAATGTATATTATGACAGTCCAACACAAAAGATTTTGGTTGATTTGACAGCAAATGTTTCAATATCTTCAACAATTAAAGTTACAACAACTTCAATATCACTTTCTTCCACTGGAACAGCATCTTCAGAGTCTGTTTTAGATAATTCAAAGGTATTTTCATCTTTCTGTGGAATAGCATCTACTTCATCACCGGGAATAACTACAATTTCATCCTATCCGCTTTCTTATGCTGCTTCATATCACATAGTTTCGATTGCGGATACTATTGGTAATAGATATCAAACTTCAGAAGTTAATCTTTTGAATGATGGAAGTGAGGGTTATATCGTTGAGTATGGAACACTACAAAGTGGGGATACCTTATGCTCTTTTGGATCTACAATAGTAGGATCAAATGTTTCTTTATGCGTAACTCCAATAGCAAATACCTCTCTTGAGGTTAGGGTCTTTACACTTTCACAAGGATTAAGAAATCCATTAATTAGTGATAATGTTATTGAAATTGGAAATTCTTCTATAAATTCTTCCGAAGGTGAATATTTTGGTACGGAAAGGGAAATTACGAAGGATTTTGAACTTTTATATGAAGATAATCCAATATTTGAAAGAGTTTTTGATGGCACTGATAATGCAGTAATCAATTTGGTTGATGACCAATTTGACTTCAATTTCCACTACTTTAATAGTGGTGAAGAAATTTCATATGATTTTACTTTTGGATCACCAATAGGAATTGCAACTACGACTATTTCTGGAATAGGAACTACTGATAAATTGCCATCAAAGTTGTTTGTAGTAAAAATTAATGAAAGGTCAATTCAGGTAGCGGCAACTGCGGAAGAGTCTTTGAGATTTAGTCCAAATGTTTTATCATTAACTTCTGTCGGAATTGGAACAGTTCACAAATTAACATCAACATATCAAAATAACAAATCTCTAATTTGTTTGGATAATATAGTTCAAACTCCGATTGTTTCCACTTCTTCAACAACTATACTTTCTTCTAATATAGAAATTAGAGATGTTAAAATTGAAGTTAATGATCCTACAGATTTTATTGCCGCAGATTTTGTAAAAATTGACAATGAAATTCTAAAAATTAGAGCGGTTGGAATTGGCAGCACAAATACGTTATTGGTGGATAGAAATGTTCTGGGAAGCAACATATCAACACACTCATCAAACTCTCTAGTCACAAAAATCTCCGGAAATTATAATATTGTTGGAAATAGAGTTTACTTCCAAGATCCTCCATATGGTAAAATACCAGAAAGTGATCCAAATGGATCTCCGGATAATTTTGATTGGACTGGAATATCTTCAAGTTCAAGTTTCCATGGAAGAGTATTTTTAAGAAATTCTGCAATAGGTTCTACTCAAGAAACATATACTACAAACTACATATTTGATGATATTTCCAATCAATTTACAGGTATAAAAGAAGAATTTATATTGAAAGTTGGTGGCCAAAATGCAACTGGTCTATCGACGAGTAATGTTGTAGTTCTGATAAAGGATATATTCCAAATACCACAAAAAACTGAAATATTTGATCCTAGAGGAAATTATAGAGTTGTTGGAACTTCACAAACAACAACATTGTTATTTGATAAATTGGGAACAGAACAAAATCCAATTGATATCAATGTAACAAATATTCCGGTTGGTGGAGTAATTGTATCTGTTTCATCTACAGGTGGATTTGGATATCAACCTCTCATTGCTGCCGGTGCTACTGCTGTAGTCTCCTCATCTGGAACTATCCAAGGTCTTGTGATTGGAAACACTGGTTCTGGATATAGAAAATCCTCAAAATATGAAGTTACAACAAAGGTAAGTCAATCGGTTAGTGCTGGATCGACAACTATTTTTATTGATGATAGAAATTCAGTATTTAAAAAACTTCAATATTCCAATAGCAATACTATCAGTATTGGATCTGCAATTAAAAATCAATCTATTGTAGGATTTGGTACAAATTATGTTCTAATTGGAACTGGATCAACTGTTAATGTTGCCATAGCTAATACAACTAGCGTAACAGTATCTCTGAATAATCCAAAATCTTCTTTAATTGATATTGGAATAGTTACTTCAAGATCTTTAGTAAAACCCACACATCTTGGATTCACAACTTCAGTTGGTGGATATATCTCAAGCGATATTAATATAACAAATCCAGGTTCTTCTTATACCAATTTCCCAACAAAATATACTACAACCACCTCTTCAATAGTTTCAATAGGTAGCACTGTTATTCCACTAACATCCTTAAGTGGTATAGTTGTTGGTGATTATATTGGAATAGGGACTCTTATTCAGCTAGCGGAAATTGTTGGGATTGGATCAACATCGGTTTTAGTATCAACATCAAGCACATCATCGTATCAAATAGCATCATCAACATCGGTAAAAATCAAAGAATTTGCCCCACCAGTAATTATTTTCGAGTCTCCCCTCCCCTATTCAAATATACCATTAAAATATAGTGCGAGTTCACCAAGTGGTGTGGGGATTGGAACAAATGCTTACATTAATATTGAAATGGGTCAAGATAGAATACTAGAGTTTGATCTATCTAATTCCGGAAGTGGATATAAAAAAGGAGATATTTTAACAGTATCGACTGATGTTGATAATTTGTTGGGAATTTCAACAGATCCATCAAAATCTTTTGTAGAATTCAAAATTACTGTAGACCAAATTTATAATGATAAGTTTTCCGCATGGTCCGTTGGTGATATTGATATCTTAGATCCTTTTGATGAATTATTTGATGGATCTAGAACTAGATTTTCATTGAAATTGGACGGTAGCACTGTAGCAATTCGATCAGTAAAGGGATCAAATATCGATATTCAATCAACATTATTAATTGTAATCAATGATGTAATACAAATTCCAGGAGAATCTTATACTTTTACTGGCGGTAGCACCATAAGATTTAAAGAAGCTCCAAAATTTGGAGATAAGTCTTACATTTTATTCTATAAAGGAACATCTTCAGTAGATACCGCATTTATTGATATACTAGAAACTATAAAAATTGGGGACGATATTATAATTACCAGTGATGATATCAATCTGAAACAGAAAAAAAGAGGAATTTCTAATATAATATCATCAGACCGCGCTTTAACCACTTTATATTCTGGAGTTGGTATAAATTCATCTGTTTCTAGACCTGTTATTTGGTGTAAGCAAACCGAGGATAGAATTATAAATGGTAATAAAATCTTTAAAGACAGAGATTCTTATGAACCACTAATTACACCGTCAACAAATATTATACAAACAGTTGGAATTGGTTCTACAGAAATATTTGTTGAATCTATTCGCAATTTATTCAATTCCGAAAAAGAAAACACATTATCAAGTTATACCAATAAAATAGAAATAACATCAGCAAATGTTTTAGTTTCAGCATCGGCAACATGTAATGTATCATCTTCCGGAACCATAACATCATTCAACATCAATAATGCTGGATCGGGTTATGAGATTGCTCCATCCGTAACAATACAAAATCCAATTGGTATAGGATCAACACTCAAAGCAACAGCAACAGCAACAATATCTGGGGGAGTAGTTAATTCCATAACAGTTACAAATCCTGGATTTGGGTACACATATGGACCAATATCTGGTATTAAACTAATATCCAATGGATCTGGATTCCCACCGGGAATAAGCACGGCAAAACAAAATAATATTTACTATAAAGCAAGATTAAAATCTTCAACTGGAATAGGTGATGGGGCAACAGTAAATATTGGAATTGAACAGAATAATATCAACTATATTGAAATAATTGACAAAGGAAATGGATATATTGTTGGAGATGAAATTTTTATCGACCAATTCGATAATAAGAATCTAACCAATGATCTTAGAAATACTCTCCTTACACAAAATATTATTTTCAGAGTTACATCTGTAGATCCTCCTCTTGTATTGATATCACCACCAACACTAAAAACCGAATCTATTAGTAATGTCACATATGAAGGTGATTATGGGCAGGTTGTTGGAATTGGATCAACCGGAGCATATTTCTATATGGACTTCTTTATTCCTTATGATTCCGCATTAAGAGATAGTAACAGTCCTATTTCAATAAGTGGTATTCAAACTGGATATTATTTTACTATTAGAAATTCCAATATTGGAAATGGATCAATTTCACTAAAAAATGACGGATCTTTGATTGGAGTTGGAACCACTTGCTTTGATAACATATATCAAGTATATGAAAAATCTCTATTAGAAAGAGATATTCCTGGAATTGGAGTCACATATGTTTCTAGGATTAAAACCCGAGTTCAAGATTTAGTGGCAGTTGCATTGCCAGATATAGCATCATTTGATGCGACTGATATCACTTTTGATTCCACCTTATATACATTTGATAATCTTGGATTCGATACTAGAATATTTGGTCAATATAGTTGGGGAAGAATTTTGGTTCCTGAAAGAAAAAATCCAGTCGAATTTATCGCATATACGACTAATGGAGTTTCTGGATTAACAACAAACTCATCTGTCGAGAGATTTAATCCTCTCAGATACAGAAACTACATATAATAAATACTAAAAAGATCTTTAGAAATGTCTAAGTCATTAATTAGTACTGGAATTAATCCAAATGATGGAAATGGTGATACTTTATTGGCAGGAGCTGGTAAAGTAAATTCAAATTTCAATGAAATTTATTCCACTTTGGGTAATGGAACTGATCTTAGCATTGGTGTTGGAAAAACTATAATTTCAACAAATGCACAGGGAAATGTTGGTATAAAAACTACAAATCCAACATCAGAATTATATGTCTCAGGAAATCAATACGTTACTGGAATACTGACTGCAACATCTTTATTTGGAAATATAGTTGGATCATCGGGAACCATTACCAATTTAACTGGTACTGCAGGAACCATTACTACTTTAAACAGTACTAATGGAACAATTACTACATTAACTGGTACAAACTTAAATTACACTGGAATTTCATCGGTTGGTTCATTATCAATAGGATCAACTGAAGTTATTAGTTCTGCAAGACAGCTTAAAAATATTACTTCATTAGACGCAACTACAAAAGCAACAATTGAAAGTTCTATACAGTTAGAACCAAATAACTTTAGTGATTTGCAGGTAACTGGAGTTTCTACATTTACCAATGGTCCTGTACTTATTGGAACTGGAACAAGCACCGGAACTGTAAATCAAGATCTTCAAATTATTGGTGGTGCTTATATTAGTGATAATGTTGGAATAGGAACTACAAATCCAACATCTAGACTTTTTGTAACACAACCTGGAACAAGTCACACCACTTCTGAATTAAATACACAAGCATTTGCAGTTTCTTCTGGAAATACTGGAAGAACCATGTGGATGGGTTATGATGATGGTATTGACGCTGGATTTATTAATGCTGCAAGATTAGGACAGTCCAGACCAATTTATCTTCAAACCAGAAACCTTCTAAATGCTACAACAGTATTTGTTGGTATTGGAACTACAGAAGGGACTGGAACTGCAAATCAAGTCCTTCAAGTTGGTAGGGGTGGTTATTTTCGCGGTAATCTTGGAGTGGGTCACACAAATCCAACATCAGCACTTGATGTTGTTGGCAATGGAGAATTTACTGGCAGTGTCGTTGGGGCGGCATTAAGTGTCTCTGGAATTTCAACCTTTAGAAATGGACCAGTATTAATAGGCACTGCAACTTCAACAGGAACAGCATCACAACCACTTCAAGTAACTGGTGGTGCTTATGTTTCTGGAAATCTTGGAGTTGGTATTACTAATCCATCATATAAACTTGATGTAAGTGGCGTAGCGAGATTAGGATTTGAAGTTGCTCAAGGTGCTCCATCATCTAGTAATATTACAACAAATGCACACACACTTTTATCAGGAACAGGGTCAAATTTTCTTACAATAGGACAATATGGTGCATCCAATTCTTATGCACAATGGATACAATCCGGATTCTCAAACCCATCAACAGCAACATATAATATAGTTTTACAACCTTTGGGTGGTAATGTTTGTATTGGAGCATCTTTAGCAACAGGAACTGCAAGTCAGAGATTACAAGTAACTGGTGGTGGTTATTTTTCCGATAGTATTGGACTTGGTGCAACTAACCCAACCTCTTTATTACACATAGGTCCTGGAACTATATCAAGATCACAATTGGAATTTAGTTCAGGGTCACTTCTCA